CGCCGGCCCGATCAGGGGTGGAGGATCAGGCGACCTTGACGCGGAACGCGCCGATGCCGCGGGTCCGCTTGAACGCGAGCGCGAGGGGGCCGTACTCGACCTCACCCGGCTTGACCGCACCCGCACGGGTGAAGTCCGGGAGCCACGTCTGCAGCAGACCGCCGCCGGCCGTGGTGACACCGTGGACGGAGTCGAGGCCCAGACGGACGGCGTAGATCGTGGTCACGCCGTTGTCGTCGGTGCCGACGATCTGGTCGTTCGACCCGTCCTTCACGCCCGGGTTGACGACCGGGGTGTTGCCGAAGCGGTTGATGCTGCGGTCGAGGTCGTCGGTCGTCTCGGTGTAGAACCCGGTCCAGTCACCGATGCCCTCCAGCCAGCCGGCACCCTCGTCGCCGGTGATCAGCATCGTCGGCTGACCGTCCATCTTCCGCAGCCACGCACGCAGCGCACGACGCACGGCCAGCGCCTGCTCCTTCGTGGTGATCGTGTCGAAGTCCCACGGGGTGGTCCCCGTCTGGAACGACTCGGTGGACGTGCCGGTCACAGCGGCGTCGAGGCCGCCGATCTCCGGGACGTCCTCGGTGAAGTCCGCCGCGACACCGTTGATGAACTGGTCCTGGATCTTCGCGATCGACGCCTTGTTCGCCTCCGACATCTGGAAGGCCGTCTCGTCGACGGCGCCGATGCGGGCGTACACGCGGTCGATGTTGAAGCGGGCGCCGACGGGGATCAGGTCCACCGTCTCGCGCTTCTTGGTCGCCTCGCGCGCCGGGTACTCGTGGTTCTCCTGGCGGGTGTCGGCCGCTCGGCGCGACTCCTGCCGGGTGTACCCGTAGGTCAGGGTGCCGCCGGCGGTGCCGGGGGTGACGGCCTGGTCGAACTGCAGCGAGTCGAGCAGCAGGCTGTTCCGGCGCGTCTCGTCGATGACGTTGTAGTCGATGTCGTCGGCGGTCGTCGCCTGCAGGTCTTCGAGCGTGATAGCCATGTCGGCTAGTCCTTTCCGTGGATGGGCTGTTCGTTCCCGCCCATCCACGGAGGACAGACGGGGTCAGCGGCCGGGGGTTCCCTGCTGCTGGTTTCGGGCTGCGATCGCGTCCTTCAGGGACAGACGGCCCGTCGACGGGGTAGCCCCGCCGTGCGCACCGCCACCGGATCCGCCCGCGATCGGGACGATTCGGAGGGACTGGTCCGCTTCGGCTTCCGAGACGAGCAGCGCACGCAGCGCGGCTTCGTCAGCCGGGTCGACCTGCGCCAGCTTCGCTTCGAAGGACTTCGAGTCGAGCAGACGGGAGGCGTTGACCTGAACGTCGGGGAGCGACGCCACCCGGACCAGTGCGAGACCTCGACGTGCGGCGTCGGCATCCTGCTTCGCCTGCTGCGCTTCGGTCTGTGTGGCCTGGATCTGCGCCTGCAGTTCCTCGGCCGTGGCGGGAGACTTCCCGCCGTCACCGGTGAGAGTAGCACGCAGCGCTTCCAGTGTCTGCTGCGCCGGCGTCAGCGTGTCGATCTGCGACTTGTACCCGTCGCGTTCCTCCCGGTACCCCTTCGCTTCCTCACGGGTGCGGCGGATCAGGTCCTGGATGTCCGCGGGCAGGTCGCTGATCTCGGTGCGGGCAGGCGGCTGGTTCGCCGGCGGTGCCGGGGGGGCGGGCGGAGCAGCCGGCGGGGCGGGGTCGCCAGCGGGCGGCGCGGCGGGCGGCTGGTTCCCGCCCGGGTCCGACATGAACCGGTGACCGCGGAGATCAGCGAGGGTGCGACCGAGGACGGCGAGACCGTTCCGGTCGGCGAGGGCGTCGGCTGCTGTGTAGGCCAGCTCGGTTTCGTAGGACATGGATGTCTCCAATCGGGTGGGCGTCTGCCTGCACGTCATGGTACGGGTCAGCCGATCGCGCGCGGGCGAACCGGCGGCAACGATCCTTCGGAGAACGCCAGCTGCTCACGCCGGTTGTCGCGCATCACACCCGTGTCCGCGACGTGCTTCCGGATCGCGGCCTGCGCCTCACGCACCTTCCGCCGTGCACGCGCACCCTCGATGTCGTCGAGGGCGGCAGCCTCCCGCCGCTTCCACGACCGCACCCGCCGCTCCAACGCACGCAACCTGTCGCGGTCCTTCTCAGCCTGCGGGTCGTACGTCGACTCGTCGCGCGGCAGAGACAGACCCGGCATGTAGCCGATGCACGTGCACCTGCAGTTCGGGTGCCCCCACCCCGCACGGCGTGCGTCGTCGATGCTGCCCTTCACCGTCACCGACACGAACCGGTCTTCGGTCGCGTGCTGCAGCTGGTACGTGCCGGCGGGTGTTCCGTCGAGGGACACGACCCGGCCGATCCACGGGGCGCAGAACTTGCACACCGCGACGCCGCCGACGATCGTCCCCAACCGGATGTCGGTGTCGGGTGCGGTGAGCCGTGCGATGTTCGATTCCTCCCACGCCCGCTTCACCGTGGTCCGCGCCGCCATCTCCGAGTACGACCCGATCCGCCAGTCACGGCCGGCCTGGTCGGTGAACCCCGTGATCCCTTGCGACAGGAACTGCTGCGCGGCACGCTTGCGTGTCTCGTCGATCGTCGCGACCCCGGCGACCGTCGACTGGGAGAACAGGGCGATGACGTTCCGGTACGCGTCCGGCGCCCACCGTGTGATCCGCTGACGCATGTCGGTGAGGCTGTTCGTCAGCGACACGGTGATCTGCGCGACGGCAGCGGCGGACGTCGCCGGCACCGCGGATGTGGCAGCTGCAGTCGCCCCGGTCGGGAGGAACCCCAACTGCCGGACCGCTGCCGCTTCGCCTTCCTGCGCACCGACGGCGATCGCGGTGCGCGCCAGGTCCGACTCGTGGATCCGGTCGACGATGCGGAGCGCTTCACGCTGCAGCTCCTGGATCGCAGCGAGCCGGTCCGTGAGCGTCAGGGGGACGCCGATGCCGCGGCGGACGTACTTCGCGACGAGCCGGATCAGTTCGTCCTCGGTCCGCTGGTAGGAGTACGCGACGAACATGCCTGCCTGTTCCAGCAGCTCGGCGAGTTCCGTCTGCGTGAGGCGGGCGTCCGGGGCGTACGCGACCACGGGTCAGACCGCCGCGGCCACGGCGCCGAGCACAGTCCCGACGACGAGGACGACAGCGAGGACCACGCCGACGGTCAGCGCTGCTCCCTCGAAGATCCGGTCGCGGGTCACGCCGTCACCTGCGCGTCGATCTGCTCACCAGGTGCGGGCGCCGGCTGACCCGGGTCGCCGCCGGCTGCGGGCTGCGGGTTCGTCTCCGGGTCGACACGGTCATCGAGGTCGGTCGGGTCTTCCAGTGGTTCCTCACCGGACAGGCCCGGATTCTCCGCCATGATCGCGTCGACCTCGTCCTGGATCTCCTTCGGCTCCCAGTCGGGGTGCTGCATCGCGACGAGCGTGCGCGTCGACGCGGCCTGCGCGGACCGGAGGGTCTGCTGCACCTGCGCGAGCACGAGCGGCGCGATCTGGTCGACCGTCGGGAACGTGATGACCACTTCGTCTTCAGCGCCCAACGTCTCACCGCGGTAGTGGACACGGTTCAGGTCCAGGAGCGCTTCGACGAGCGGGACGACGGCACGGTTGTGGTACCGCACCTTCCGCTTCCGGGTCCGGTTCGTCGCGTCACGATCCGCGGTGACCTCCGTCGCGGTCCGCTGCTGCGCCGACTGCGACACACCCTGGTACGACGCGGGGCTGATGCCGGCGTGGGTGAGCAGTTCCAGCACGAGCGCTTCGAGGGTCGCAGCGTGATCGGCGGCGCGGATCGCGAACTGCTGCGCGCTGATCGCTTCGGGCACACCGCCGTCGGGGCTGATCGCGACACCAGCGAACGGCGTCAGGATCTCCGAGTCGTCATCGAACGCGGGACCACCGCCGGGGCCAGCTGCCTCCAGGTACGCGTCGGGCACGAACAGGCGGGCACGGCCGATGACGATGTCCCGCATCCACGCGGACCAGACCAAGTCGATCTTGTCGAGCACCTGCTCGGCGCCCTCGAAGTCCGCACGTCCAGCCCACCGGGTCGCGGGGACCAGCGAGTACCGGCGCGTGGGGAGGTTGATCCACGGGTACGCGGTGATCCGCTCGATGCCGGTGTTGAGGATGACGGTGGTGCCCTCCGGGTCGGTGAGGGCACCAGAGATGTCGAGCAGGTGCTGAACCTGCTCGATCCAGTCGACCGTCGGCACGAGCACGCCGATGTTCGCGCCGTCGGACCGGTCGGATCGGTACAGGGCGTGGGTGATCGCGCCGGGTTCGTGCCGCTCCACGTGCGTGTACGTCGCCTTCGCGGCGCCCGTCGGGGTCACGTCGTGGAACGTGGTGAACAGGTTCACGGCGGTCAGCTTCGATCCGCGGTACTCGGGGATGAACGAGTCCGCCGGCGACACCGTCACCCACGGACGTCGGGAACCGTCGGACGTGTCCCACTGCGCGACCAGGCACGCCGACGACAGACCAGCGACCCACTCACCAGCCTCGGACATGGTCGACTCGTACTGCTCGTCGAGGATCTGCGACAGCTGCTGCGACAGCTGATCACCGGACTCCAGCGGCTTGCCCTGACGCTGCACGACGACGCGGGGCGGTTCGGCGTACAGCAGGTCCGACGACAGGGCTGCGAGGTTCCCCGCGATCGGGGAGTGCATGCGCGTCTTCTGCTGCGGGGGCACACCGCCACCGTTCACGGCCGGGTCGCCGGCGGACCAGAACGGGCGCGTTACGGACCGCCACACGCGGCGGAAGAACGAGGAACCCTGCGACCGGTTGTAGTGCGAGTTCGGGTCGTCGCCGCGGGACGTGTTCCACCCGCCGTACACGCCGGCGATGTCTTCGTCACCACCGAACGCCCACGCACGATTCGACCTGACCTGGTCGAAGACGGGTACCAGTTCTGACGCTGGGAACGGCTGGTTGGGGGTGGGAAGCGGCATCGCGTTGGTCCTGTCGTTCGGCGGCGTGTCGGCTGAACGCATGGTACCTCGGACATGACGACGCCCCCGGGAGTAGGTCCGGGGGCGTCGTGACGCGTTCTGCGCGATTCCCCAACCACGGGGAGCGTCAATCCGCGGTCAGGCTAGCACGTGCGCGCGTCCAGGAGCGCACGGCAGGACTCGCAGTCGACTTCGTCGGGGCTGAACGTGCGGCGGTCGTTCACGCGGGCCGGTTGCTTGCACAGCACGCTCCAACCTTCCGGGTTGTACGCGGTGGACAGGTGCCAGACCAGACCTGTCATGACGCGTTCCCGGTTCCGTCGCAGGTTGCGCAGTCCTCCCAGTACGGGAACGTCTTCGCGATCGTCCCGTTCGGTCGGACGTGCTCTGTCCCCGGCATGAGGCGTCGGCCGACACCAGCGCACGCGGGACACGGCTGACGCTTCATCGGCTGGCTCCGTGCTGGTCCAGCAGTCCGTCGAGTGCGGAGTGCGCACGGAGGCGAGCGAGGCCCGCGGGTCCAGAGTCGTCAGCGTCGACGGTGGAAGCGTGGCCGACACCATCACGGGACACGGCGATCCCGAACCCGCGCGAACACGACGGCGCCATGCGAGCAGCTGCGGCCTGCGTCTCTGCCGGCGCGATGCCGGCGTTGTGCAGCCGGTCGAAGTGCTCGACCAGGACGTCGATCCAAGGACCTTCGCCCGTGTGGAGTTCCCGGAAGTAGACGTGTTGCGTCAGCTTCTCCCACGCTGCGATCCGTTGGTCGTCGCGTGCACGGTCGCGGTCACGGGTCAGACGGTCGAGGGCAGCGCGGACCGACGCGATCTTCGTGTCGCCGGGAACAGTGCCGACTTCCGGGTGCTCGGTCAGTGAGGCGATGCCGGCTTCGAGGTAAGCGATGCGGTCGCGGGCGCCGAGCAGTGCACGGTCCATCTGGTGGTACGAACGCAGGAACGCGCGTGCGTGCTCGTCGTCCTGCTTCACGTCGGGCGCTGCCGGGGCCGGACCTGTCTCAATCAGGAACCGAGAAGCCGCGGTCGAGGAATCGAGGTCACGGTCCTGCATGATCCGCTCGACAGCGTGAACGTCATCGATGGCGGGGTCGGTGCCGGTCAGGTCGCGGAGCGCGAGGCGCGCAGCCTGGTACGTGTCGGACGGCCGGATCAACCCGTCGTGACCATCAGGAAGCGACTGCAGCCTGACGGGCAGGCACCCACCTTCGGGGTCGAACAGGTAGTCGATCATGCTCTGCGACCAGGGGCGCGGGTAGCCTCCGGGTTGCTGGTCGTTGTGGCGGATCCAGGCGCCGGCGGGGGTGCGGACGTACCAGTCGTCGGCGTTGTCGGTGATGACCGCGCCGGCGGGCAAGGTGCGAGTGATGTCAGCGGTGATCTCGTCGCCGACGTTGGTCACGGTGTGGGTGTTCTGTGCAGGCATCGGGGCCTCCAGGGTTGGGGAACTGGTCGAACCCGATGCTACACACTTTCACTCAGTTTGTGGTGCCGAGTTCGCAACCCGCATCGGGGGATCCACCTGATCCATGTCCGCGGTCGTCGGGTCGAAGTCCGCGGGGAACTCGACCGGGTCGCCGTGTGCACGCCGGTAGTGGTAGGTCAGGTGCAGGCTGATCTTGTCCTTCGCGACCTCAGCACGGCACAGAGGGCACATGCCCGTCGCTTCAGCGAGCGCGGCGAGTGACGCTGCGGATGCGGTTGCTGCGTCTTCGGCGAGGCGGGCGTCCGCTGCGGAGTCCTGCGCGTTCGTCGACGACCGGTCCGCGGCCGTCTGCGCGTTCTGCGCTGCGGTCAGCGCTGACCCGGCAGCATTCGAAGCGGTGCCGGCGGACTGCGCTGACGCGGAAGCGGACGTCGCGGCCGCTGACGCTGCGGTCTTCGCGGCAGTCGAGTCGGACGCTGCAGTCGCCGCCGACGATGCTGATGCGGTCGCGGCGGTCTTCGCTGCCGACGCGTCTGATGCGGCCTGCGTCGCCTTCGTGCCGGCGGCGGAAGCGGCGGTCGCGGTCGTGTCGAGTGCGGCGTGCCAGGTGGTGTGCAGGTCCCGGCCGGCGGTGCCCGTCTGCCCCTCAGCGATGACCGCACCGCACGTGTTGCAGCGGTAGAAGTTCATCGGCTGCGACAGCAGGTTCGAGATGGTGCCGAGCAGTCCGATGCTGAACTCTGCCTGGTACGTGGGTGCGGCCATGTCCTGATCCCTGCCGTCGTGGTGAGCGATGGTGGGCGGATCGGGCACCCACGGTCAGTCTACGGGTGCTGCTTCCGAGACGACGAGGACGATCGGGTCGGCGTTCGCGACGGCGGTGTGCCACGTCGTGTGCGCTTCCAGGTCGTCGGTGAGGGCGTGGCAGACGGTGCAGCTGATCGGGTTCATCCCCGGATCGTAGGTCAGCAGGGCGGTTCGGCTGCGGATCCGTCGGGGATGTCGTGTTCGACGCGGTCGTGCTCGGCGACGGCGCGGATCATCTGGACGCCGAAGTAGGTGCGGAACTCCCACGGGCACAGGGGGCAGGTGTACTCGCGCGGCAGGGTGTCTTCGAGCGGGTCCATGCGGTCACGGTACCGGACGTGACGAACGCCCCGGGGACCAGGCCCGGGGCGTTCGCAGGGGGATTCCGCCAAGAATCTCCGGATCAGTGTACTTCCGCGTCCACGTGTTCCGCCCACATGTGCGCGTGCAGCTCGGCCAGCTCGGAGCCGCCGACGACCGCGATGTTGGTGCCGGCGATGACGGGGATCAGGCAGGGGACGGTGACCGCGCAGTGCGGGCACGCGACGTTCAGCAGCATCCGGATCATGCGACCAGGGTACGGGGTGGTACCGACGAGCAGACAGGTGCGGCACGGCAGGAAACACCTGGTCACGCCGACGAGCAAACTACGCGGCGGTGCCGTACACGCGGCGGAACAGCGGCTCCCACACCGACCGCGACGAGTGCACCACGTACCGTGCCGAGTCCATGCTGTGGTCGTTCTTCTTCACGACCACGTCGTCACCGTTCGCGGTCGCCTTCGGATCCCACGCGTACTCCGACACTTCCTTCATCCACCCGTTCACACCCCGGCCGTCGTTGTCGTCCTCAGCATCCGGACGGGCGACCAGCATCCGGCCCTGCTTCAGCAGCGACGACACCGACGAGATGCCCTGCAGCACATCGTTCGACGCCGGCGCGTTCGCGAGACGGTCCTGCGTCAGCTGCAGCCGGAAGTCCGCGGCCGCCGGGTCGACGTACCAGAACCGGGGACGCAGCAGCTCCGTGCCCGGGGTGTGGTACTGCTTCGCCCACGCCCGCATCTTCAGCGACTGCTCGACGTTCGTGAGTCGCGGGCGGCCCTGCGTCGGGTCGGGTTCGTACCGCCACTCGTCGACGAGCACGAGCCGGGGCCGCGGGTTGAACCCCTTCGCGTCGTACTCCGCGGTGATCCCGAGGATGATCGCGGACGTCGGGTTCGTGTTGCCGTGGTCCACACCGACGGCGACGAGGTCCGACATGGGCGGCATCTGTGACCAGCGGATCGCGTGCCGGTCGGGGTCCCACATGTCGTAGACGGCGCCCTGCGCGTTCGTCCACCGGCCCTCGATCATCCGCTGGTAGAACAGGCCGGCGTACATCGACTCGTACAGGGCGCGGTCTTCGGCGGTGACGGTGGGGTTGTCGTCCATCGTCAGGTGGAACCCGATGGTGTCGGTCACGGACTGCTTCAGCAGCCAGCCGGTGCGCAGCCAGTGGTTCTTCGACGCGGGGTTCGTGGTGCCGAGCAGGCGGGACACGTTCGCGCCTGACGCGTCGTGGACGCGGAGACGGGTGAGCAGCATCTCCCAGAAGTCCTTCGTGAGTAGCGTCATCTCGTCGACGTACGCGAGGGCGATGGTGGATCCTCGGATGCGGCCTACGGCGAGAGCGTTCGACGCGCCGATCAGTTCGACTTGCCGGCCCATGATCACGGCACGGTTCGATCCGTTGGTGTGGTGCACCTGCTTCGCGATATCGCCGTACAGGGCCTGATCTTGCAGGGGTGCGATGACGTTGCGTTCGATCGACTGGATCGTGTTGCCGATGATGACGATCAGTCCGCCGGGTGGGACGTCGCCGACGGCCATGAGGAACGCGAGCAGTGATGACACGGTCTTGCCTGCTCCGACGGCGCCGACCCAGAGGGCGTGCTTCCGGCGGAACGACATGCCGACGGAGTTCACCTGCTTCGGTGACATGGGGAGGGACAGGTGCCGCGGGTTCGTGCGGGTGTCGAGCAGGGTCACGGTCAGTCGTCGACGTCGGTCGGGTTCAGGTCGCCGTGCTGCTGCAGGCGTAGGTACTCGACCAGTCCGAGGCTGACGTGCACTGGCTGCGTATCCGGTTCGAGAGTGGAGTACCGGGTGCCGGTCTGGTCCTCGGGGCTGACGCCGGTCGCGACGAGGATGAAACCGGTGAGCAGCGCGCCGCCGTTCTCGTCCGAGATGTGCGCAGCGATTGCTTCTTCGACAGCCGAGCGGGTCTGTGCGCTCATCGGTTCCTCCTGGTGCGGTGTGCGGTGATCGGGTCTTCGCGGTCCCGGAGCTGCCGGATCGTGTCGGGGTCGAGGGTCGCGGCCGGCAGGATCGACGGGTCAGCGGTCGGCAGGTCCAGCAGGAACGGCGGGATGTACCCCGGATCGGACTCGTTCAGAGTCTCAGCCCGTGGATCGGGAACCGATTGTCCCCCGAATGCGCCTGATTCCATGTCCCGAACCTTTCACTACGGCCGGACACCGCACCGATCGCAGCGGATCGTGTAGCCGATGCCGGTGAGGTGCTGCGCTTCGGGTCGTGATCCCACGCGGATGCCGTCCATTACCTCGACGTACCGCCAGTCGTGCCAGCCGATCCAGCACAGCAGCCGGCCGATCATCGTCGCCCCCGTGCTGCACGCTTCTCACGCTGCGCTGACAGATCGCTCGGCAGGGTGGGGTCGGACCACGCGTGCCCTTCCTGACAGGTGCGCGTCTCTGACGTGACGGCACGTCCGCACTGCAGGCAGATCCGCGGCGCATCCATCAGTCGGGCATCCGTGTCGGGTCTTCGTCCGCCGGCAACGGACGGTCCAAGATTTGCGTGATCCCGTCCCGCAGCCCCGTCATCAGCGACCGAGCAGCGACCTGGTCATCGCCGGCACCAGACGCGAGGATGTCGCGGGCACGCTGCGAACCGATCGCGGCGACGGTCATCAGGTTCCGCTGGTCACCGGCAGACGGGGTGACCGTGTGCACGATGCCGTCGTGCAGGACGTCGGTGGGTTCATCGATCCGGTCGAGAGCTTCCTGCGCGCGGATCAGGAACGAACGAGCCAGGGTCTGCTGTGCGGCGGCGATGTCCAGGTCGCGAGCTGCGATCGCTAGGGCGGTGTGTGACCGGTCGAACTCGAACCCGATGGACTCCGCGATGTTGCTGATCGTCCAGCCGGATCGGTTGTACTTACGGGCGATCGCGTTTCGGGGCATGTCGGTCCGCATGTCGGCGATGATGTTGGCGCGTTCTTCGTCGTCAACTGGGCGGTGATCGTTTCGTCGGGGCATGTTCGGGGGGCCTCCGTGTTCGCCGGTGTCTGCCGGGGTGGTGAACGGTGGAACGCCCCTTCCCCGTTGCGGTGGCGGGGTCGGGGCGTTCATGGGGAGGGTAGCACTAGGTGCTCGTGGTGGGTGGTAACGCGGTCACGGCGTCACCGGCGGCGGTGTCACGTCGCGGATCGTAGACGGGTCGAACTGGTCGAGGTAGCGAGCTTCGAGGCCCCGGTGCGCGTGTGGTGGCTGGTCTGGCAGGTTGTGCCCGACGGTCCATCGTTCGCCGTACTCGAACGTCGTCCCCGGCACCATGTCGGCGATGCTCGGCGGGGCGGCGATTGCGACGTTCCGAGTGCGGTCGTCCTCCCGTTGTGCAGCCTCACGCACCGGGTAGCCGATCCCACCGGTCAGTACGGCGCTCGGAGTCGGCTGCGAGAGCAGGGCCTTCGCGTCGGACACCGCAGCGAAGATCGCGTTGAAGTGCTCGGTGACGACGTTGAGGTTGAACCTCACGTCCGGGACACCCGACCCTGCCTCGAGGATCGGCATGTGCCGGAGTGCGTTCGTGGTCGCCTCGATGCGCTCGATCAGCGAAACGGGCACCTGCACGGACGGCTCAGGCGCCTCGATCCCAGCATCGCGCGCTTCTTCGAGAGCCGAAGCGTACGCACGCTGAGCACCTTCGACCACGTTCTCGGCGTGGTGAAGTCGATCTCGCAGGACTGAGTGCAGTGCGCTCATCGGTCGGCCCCCTTCTGGAGCAGGGCGAGCACGGCGTCGGCCATGGCGTACTGCTTGCGTGTAGGCGGGTCGTTGATGAACTCGTCCATTGACGGTCCGGACCAGGCATGCGTGACGCGCTTGATCTCGGCCGCGATCTGCTCGCGCGTCGGCACGGACGGGGATGGCTGCGGTTCGGCCGGCGTGATGCCCTCGCGCTCGTGCCGCAGCACGGCGTGGTCCCAACGCACGTTTAGCCCCAGGACGTTGATGCAGGTGTCGCAGATCGGGAGGTCGTCGCCCACGTGCCGGATCACACGCCGGTGCTCACCGCTACTCGTGTCAGCGACTGGCGGCTCGTCGGTGGTCGGCACCGGGCGCTCGATGCGGACGAGGTGCTGCTGATGGCAGGGCATCTGCTCGTAGATCAGCAGGTCGCCCGGTTGCCGCTCGACGTCGAGCGGTTCGTCGCCCTTGTCTCGGTCCACGATGACGCGGTACTGCTGCTGCTCGGTCATAGTGCCCTCCAGGGGAGCGGGTAGGGGATCAGGGTGCGGCAGTTCCGGCAGAGCGCGCTCCCGCCGCGGGTGTGGATGTGTTCCGCGGACAGGTCGTACTCCGCGCGGTGTGGTTCGCAGCCGAGCCGGGTGGTTCCGCAGGCGCATTCCCACCACCAGACGGCGAGTTGGGTGCATCCGGTGGGGACGTTGCAGATGGTGTCGTTGTCGTGGTGGTGAGCGATCGCCCAGAACGTGACGCGGTCGGTTCGGTCGAGTTCGAGGTCTTCGACTGCTTCGTCGCTGACGGGTTGGAGCTGGTCGGCGGGGATGTAGCGGATGTAGCCGGGGTTGGTGTCGAAGATGACGCCGGTGTGGGACGCCCATGAGCCGTGGACGTGTCCGTGGGCGCCGGCGGGGTGTCCGGGTTGTGGGGTGAGTAGGACGACGGGTGTGCCGTCGGCGAGGGTGTCAGTCACAGGTGTCGTCCCCTTCGTGTTCTGCGGCGCGGGTGATCTGCTTCCCGTCGCGGTCGTCGGATTCGGGGTCGGGGGTGGGTGCGTCGGTGCCGGCGGTCTGCAGTGTCGCGAGAGCGTCGACGACGTCCCACGCGGCGGCGGACTCCTGCGGGCTGTACTTCTCCCGGCTCGCGATGGACTTCGCGTGGTCGATAGCGGTCTGGTACGCGGCGTCGACGGCGCTGCTGCTCTGCTCGGCGAGCGTGTCGTACGCGTCTGCGAGGGCGACCATCAGTGCGGCGTCGTGCTCGTTCAGCATCCGCAGTGCCCGGTTCCGGGCGGCTTCGGTGGTCAGGTCAGTGCCGGGGATGGTCGTCATCGTGTTCTCCTGTCGAGGGTTGTGAGGTAGTCGAGCGCGGCGGTTGTCGCCTCGACGATCTGTCCGGTGTCGCCGAGCGTGGGCGTGTTCCCGTCGACGACTTCGAGTAGGCCCATGCCGATCAGCGTGTCGACGTGGTCGGCGTACGCGTTGCGGTTCGCGGAGTTCGCGAGGATCCCGCGGACGGCGATGGACCTGCCGACCAGGTACGTGTCGGTGTACTGGGGGCCGGCGATGGTGAGTGTCGCTGCGGTGCGGAGTACGGCCAGCTCCGGGGCGATCAGGGGGCGGTGCTCTCCGGGGTAGTGGGTGTCCGCGCAGCCGTCGCAGAACGCCTCCAGGTGGTCGTCTGCGGCGTCGTTCCCGTGGGGGTCGACCTGGTTCGCGAGTTCGGTGGTCATGCGCTCATCCGTTCGTCGGCGGCGATGATCGCGGCGGCGAGCGGGACGGTGTCCTTGACCCGGGGTGCGGTCGGCCAGCCCTCCTGCACACGCAGCGCTTCGGCCAGCAGCCCGTCGATCGCGTCGAGCAGGTCGGGGTTGCCCGCGGTGCCGACGATCAGGCGAGCGACGCTGACGTGCGGTGCTCGGCCGTCCTCGAACTTGACGGCGTACTCCTTGTCGGCAGGGACGAACAGCCCGACAAGTTCGCTGCTGAACGGCAGGTTGGTGTCGATCTCCCACTCGGTGTCGTAGATCAGCTCTCGCCACTTCGCGAGCACGTCGCGGGCGCGCTGGATGTCGGTCATGCGACACCGTCCGCTCCGTGGTGCGCGATCGCCGCGTCGATGATCTGGTCGATGTTGCGGGCGACCGCGGCAGCGTTGTAGTCCAGGTCAGCGGTCTGTCGCATGGTCCACGAGGCAGGACGCGTCGTGCCGTCGTTCTCGGTGTAGGTCAGTCGCACGATCTGTCCGTCGAGGGTGTCCCACCTGTCGACGACGTGTCCGCGGAAGCGCACCCAGCGAGGACCGTCGTTCTTGCCGTTCCAGTTCCATCCTTCGGAGTCGTCGCCGCGGAGGAAAGCGAGCAGCTGCAGGCGGGTGACGCCCTGATCCAGCAGTGCGTCGCGTGGGTCAACGAGCAGATCGAGTTCGACCGGCTCCGCTTGGTCCTTGTCCACTGCGCGCTCTAGCTCGGCGGCAATGGAGATGTACCCCTGACGCTGCCAAAGCTTGATTAGTGCACGCACGTTCGGTCCGATCATGCGCCCTGCCCCTTCCGGGGACGGCCCGTGCGCCGAGCTGCGGCGTACGCGCGGGTCTTCTCGACGTCGAGGGTGAATCCGGTCTGCGACTCCTGCAGACCCAGCGGGTTCGGTTCGGTGTCGCGGGTGTTCGCGATCCACCGGTAAACGGCGTTCACGTGCCGGCCGACGATCTTCGCGACTTCGGCTGGTGTGCCGCGTGGGGGGGTTTTGGACACGGGGGACCTCCTAGTGGTTGGGGAACCGTGCACGCCTCACACTACACACTTTCCCGGTTTCGCACCACGACTTTCCCTAGATACACGAACGCCCCGCCGGAGTTCGGCGGGGCGTTCGGTCACACGTCCTCGGGTGTCGGCAGGTCCGGGTCGACCCACCCTTCGGGCTTCATCAGCAGCCACCCCTCGATGCCGGATCTGACCCACTTGTCGACGTCGCGGAACTGCAGCATGATCAGCCCGTGCAGCAGGTGCCACTGCACGTCGATCAGGGGTCCGCGGACGCCGGCGCCGTCGGGGCCTCGCGCTTCGAAGACACGGCCCTGGTGTTCGCGGCGAAGTTCGATGACGCGGATCCACTCGTCGCCAGGTTCAGGGGCGTACCCGACGGGGAGCGGGTCGGGGCCGGTCTGCTTACGCTTCGGCATCGGTGACCACCACCGATCGCACGAGACGGTCGTACTCGTCGATCGCCGCCTCCCGACTGACGCGGTGGTTGAAGGCGAGCGCGGCAGGGCGGCTGTCCAGCAGGTCGTGCAGGAGCCGGATCCGGTTCGTGACTGCGTCGGCGACTGCAGCGCGCGTCGCAGCCTCCTGGATCAGCGTCGGTGCGTTCTGCGCGTACGCGTACGAGCCGATGTCGTTCAACTTCGCCAGCGTCTCGACGGCGCCGGCGATGGACGGGTCGGCGGACATGGGGTTCGGGTCGGTCACGGTGTGTCTCCTGTTCGGGTGTAGCGCGCACCGTTGCGGTGCGCTGTGGTCTGGACTGCTCGGAGGATGCCGAAGTGAATCGGCCGTGGAACGATCAGCGGCGCGGGACGCTTCGACCGGACAGACATGCGTGTCCCACCAGTGTCGCCGACGGTGATCAGGCCCCATCCCTCCGGCAGCTCGGTTCGATCGATCATCCCGGTCGGCGCGACCACGTACCACTCGTCGCAGTACCGCGCCCACGCTTCGGCCTTCTCCGGTTCGGCCAACTCACGGCGCCAGTCGGACCGGCTGATCTTCACTTCGTGGCCGATGATGTGGTGGCCGGCGGACTCCCACATGTCGATCGCGAGGAAGTCGGCGGTTCTGAGGGGACCGATGTTGTTGCCGGCAGGGTCATCGACCCACCCATAGAAGCCCGTGCCGTTGCGGACGTGCTCTGCGCGTACCCACCGGTCGGAGTCGCCGTTGAACTGGCGGTACCGGCGGTGCAGTGCGTCGAGCATGGTGCGTTCCGTGTGCATCAGAGACGCCCGCCGATCATCCCGACGCCGCGGTCGACGACGAACCGGAAGCGAGCGCCCGGGCTGGTGTACTCGACAGGGTCCGGTGGTCCCGACGTGAACGCGTCGAACGCCTTCAACGCGATCGTCGCTTCCACGGTGTCGTCGGGCAGCTCCAGCTCGAAGCCGTCGGGTCCGACGAACAACGCCGCGTGGATCATGCGCGCCGCCGATCGCCGTACGCCGCTTCCAGCAACACCGCTTCCGTCGGCTGCCAGAACCCCAGCGCGCCCCGGACGTCGGTGATGGGGTTGTGGTACTCGACCGCGCCGACGAGCACCCAGTGCCACCCCCACATGCGGCCCGGTTCTGCGGGGTCGACGCCGTTCACGAACCCGCCGCCGGCGAGACACGTGGTACCGCACGTGGTCGCTTCGTGGGAATCGACGATCTCGACTTCCCCGACGATCGCGCCGAGCGGGAACTGCGCCGGGTCGGTGCCGCGGAAGTGCTCGTGGATCGCGACGCCAGCGTGGACCAGCAGTCGGCCGCGGTGGTTCGTGTTCCTGGTCCGGTTCTCGACGGTCTTCGTGCCACGCACGATGGCCTGCGTGTACGGCTGCCGGATGGTGAGCGCCTTCATGCGTCATACCCCCAGTCAAAGTCGAATCCCTGCGCGTGGTCCTTCCGGATCCGCTTCTCAATGAGCGGCAGGTAGTCCGCCTCCCGCTCGATCGCGATGACGTCGAACCCCTCACGGAGGCAGGCCTCGATGGTGGTTCCGGAACCGGCGAACGGCTCGAGGACCGTGCCGCCTTGCGGCGTGACGAGCCGGACGAGCCACCGCATGAGATCGAGCGGCTTCACCGTGGGGTGTGTGACTCCGTTGACCACCGGTCGCTCGGACGTCGGTGCTTTCGACTCGTACCGGAAGGTCGGGAACGGCTTACCGTCGTCGCCGAGCTCGGTCCGCACTTCGCTGTCGGTCACTACGTTTAGCGGCCACCGTCCTCCGGGGTGCTGCTCGGATCGGTACGAACCGTCCGCACCCGTGCCGCCGCCGTAGCCGAGCGGCGTGAACTGTCGTCCTCCGTGCCCCATGACCTCGTCGGTTGCGGTCCGTGTCGCGTCGATGTTGAGCGCTCCTGTACCGTGTGCGAGCACGTTCGCTGCGACCGTGCCGATGAGCGGCTTCCGCGCGACGACAATCGGCTCGAATGCCGGCTTCAGCGCTGTGCCCCAGCCATTCCAGGTCTTGGCCTGGTCTGTTTCGGGCGTCCACGTCTTCCGCTCAACGGTGACGGACTCGCCCATGATGCCGTTGTTCTTCCCGGTCATCGTGTACGTCTCGCCATCGCCAGCCTGCTCGGCTTCGCGGAGGCGCTTCGAGTTCGAACCGCCGTGGAGCACGGTCGCGTCGATCGCTTTCGCGACATCCATCGACTTCGGGAAGCCCGAGCCGTAGAGCCAGGCGATCGAGTCGCGGATGTCGAACCCCGCAAGCCGGATCGAGAGGGCCATGAGGTCGAGGGTGCGCGATCCGGCGAACGCGAGCAGGTGCCCGCCGGGCTTGAGGACGCGCATGCACTCGTCCCACACCGCGGGCGGCGGCACGAACTCGTCCCACGCCTTCCCCATGAACCCGCCGCCGGCCGACGGCAGGAACGCGCGGTCGCCGGTTGTCCAGTGAGTGATCGCCTCGGTCACGTGGCCCGGGTCGGTGTTCGACAGTCCGTAGGGCGGGTCGGTGACGACGGCGTGCACGGACTCGTCGGGGAGATCGCGGAGGACATCGAGGCAGTCGCCGTGGAAGAGGGTGACGCCGGGGGCTTCGTAGTGCGGTGCTTTCATCAGATGATCCTGTTCTGCGTCGGGTCGACGGCGCGCACGAACTCCGGCTGCCAGTCGAGGGGGAAGTGCTGGTTGTTGGGTCCCTGCCGGTTCTTCGCGACGCCCATCATCAGCACGTGCTGCGGGGTGTCCTCGGTCCGGTACAGGAACAGGACACCGTCAGCGTCCTGCTCGATCCCGCCGGACCCGCGGAGGTCACGGAGGGTGGGGGCGCCGCGGTCACCGTCACGGTTCAGCTGCGACAGGGCGATGACGGGCACGTGCAGGTCGCGGGACATCTGCTTCAGCGTCCGCGTGATCTCGTTGATCCGCTGCGTCTCGTTGTCGATGCGCTGCGGTGTCGTCATCAGGTGGATGTAGTCCACGATCACGCCGGCCACGGGACGTTCCCTGCCGGCGGCGCGCACCGCAGCACGGATGCCCTGCACCGTCTGCGTGCCGGAGTCCATCACGCGGATGTCGCGCAGACCCGTCCGCAGGAACTCGCTTTCCCGGGCCTGCAGGAACTCCGACAAGCCCGTCGTGCCGTAGTAGATCCCAGCCTGCTGCGACACGATCCGGGAGTACACCTCACCCTTCGACATCTCCATCGTCGCGAACACGACGGGGCCATGCTGCGCCAGCTCGTACGCGATCTGCGACGCGATCGCCGACTTCCCCACACCGGGACGCGCACCGATGACCGTCATCCGGCCAGGAGCGAACCCGCCGATCACGTCGTTCAGGGACGGCCACGGCGTCGGGAGGGTCTGCACGCTCGACCGGTGCTCGGCGAGCACCTGCGCGGCGTCGCGTTGCATCGACACGACGGACCGTTCGTCCATCGCGGTCGCCTCGTCGACGGCGTTCCGCGACTCCGTGACCACATGATCGATGTCCGACCCCGTCGCGTCCGCCAGGTCCTGCAGGCGGACGGCCGCGGCGCGGATCGCGCGGCGCACCGCCCGCTCCCGGATGCCCGTTTCGTGCGTCCGCCACGCAGCGACTTCCGACAGCATGTCCGTCGCAGACCAGATGTCGACCATCCGGTCGGGGAACGCTTCCGCCATCGACGCCTGCGACACGCCCAGACCCCGCCGGTGACGGTCCAGCATCGCGTCAAACAGAGCACCGTACTTCGGCGCCTCGAACTGCGAACCGATCAGCGCCGTCGTCTCGATTGCCTCCGCGATCGTCATGCACGCACCCAGGTACGCCAACTCCAGGTCGACGCCGACGGCCGGCATGTCCTGCTCGTGGTCGCTCACAGCTGGTTCCGCCGCTCGAACTCCGCACGCGCATCAGCTTCGTTCCGCGCGATCGCCGCGTCACGCTCAGCCTGGAAGTCCGACAGGGACCGTTGTGCACCCTGTGCAGAACCCTGTGGACGGTTCCGCTCAGCGAACGACTGCTGCTTCCGCATCCCGTTCCGCCACGTCGCGTTCCAGTCGACCATCGAACGACCCGTCCCCTGCCAGTAGTCGATCCACTCCGGGAGGGCCTTGTCCAGATCGACCAGCGGAGCGTCCTTCACGGCCCATGCTCGCTGCTCGTCCGTGATGGCGAAGTCCGTGGGGACGGGCGTAGCCCGCTTCGGGTTCTTCTTTCTACCGTAGGTAGTGGGTTCTTCTTCGTCGGCACCTGGTGCCGCCAGCTCTTGTTCGCTGGTGCCGCCACCCCCCGGCACTGTGTGCCGCCTGGTGTCGTCCGTCTCCGGTCCGTTCACGAGCAGCGTGTACGTGTTCGTGATCTGTCCCAGCTTCGGGTCGCGGCGCTTCGTCCAGGTGATGACGCCGATGTCCTTCAGCTCGTTCAGGGCGGCGCGGACCTTCCGCTCGGAGCAGCGGGACTCGGCTGCGAGCGTCGCGTGCGACGGGTAGATACCGCCGGGTCCGCTGTGGGATGCGAGGGCGACGAACACGGCGATGCCGTAGGCGCTGATGTTCGTGTCGCGGATCATCCAGTTCGGGACGATCGCGAATCCGGGCGTACCCATCAGAGGACCCCCGCGGCTTCCCAGATGTGCACGCGGTCGATGCCGGCGGACTCTGCCTGCCGCATCATCTCGTTGCGGTGTGCGAGAGCATCGTCCACGGCGGACGCTGCCTTCTGCACTTCGTCGAGCAGCTGCTGTTCCGGTGTCGGAGGGGTTCCGGTAGCATCGGACATGTTCGGTTCCTTTCTGGCGAGGGGTTCAGGTCACACGGCTCCGGGATTCACATCCCGGAGCCGTTCCTATGCGACCGATCGTAGGTGGTTCTCGACCTCGTCGGAGTCGACGTCGAGGGTCAGGCCGTCGTCGTGCAGGTGTACCCACGTGGCGAACATCTGACTGTAGAACGGGACCTGCTCGGGGTCAGCGTCGCGGCTGATCTTCACGCCCAGTTCGCGGGCCTTCCGTGCGGCGATCGCGTCGGACTCGATGCGGTCGTTGCAGCCCCAGCACAGGGCGCACGCGTTGGCGAGCCGGTTTGATCCGCGGTGTCCGCCGGCGCCGCGGTTCGCGCGGTGGTTGACGACGTTCGCACGGTTCCCGCATCCCATCGCGCACACCCACCCCTCACGGAACAGGACGGCTTGCCGGTCCGCGGAGCTGAATCCGGTGCTCACAGCAGCTTCTCGTCGTCGATCTGGTCAACGAGTGCCGACGCGGACTGCAGGTACTCCGTCGAGTTCCGGTCGTGACCCCACCAGGGGTACAGCCGGCCCATCATCTCGGCGTACACGACGCGCGGTTCCATGTCGGTCGGGCAGTTGCGGATCACGACGAGTCCGACGAGCACCTGGTGCGCGCGGGTTCCGTGTCCGACGACGACGTAGATCCTGTGCACCTTGTCGGTCGGGTCGAAGCGAACCTGGTAGCCGGCCTCACGGAACCGGGACAGGAGCAGCTGCGTGTCGATGGTGATCGGGGAATTCATGCGTCGTGCACCGACACGTCGTGGTCGGCGCCGCACGCGGGGCAAGCGTCCGGGTTCGGAACCCACGACTGCGTCTCCGGGTCGAACCGGTACCCGGGGCGCTGTGCGCCCGTCTCCGGCGTCGGGACGACTTCGGCGTCTACCGGTGCCGGATCGGATGCGTCAGCCCCGGAGGCGGGCGCGGAGGCGGTGTTGCGTGCCTGTTCCGTCCGGAGAACACCGACGCGGGTCGACATGGCGATGTGCAGCGCCTCCGTCAGCGTGCCCGCCTGGACCCACAGGTGGTGCAGTCGCGTCATCTCGTCGATGTCGGTGACCGCCTCGACGTCAGCCAGTCGCGGATCGATGTCCGCTTCGGTGGGTTCCGCCTGCCCCGTCTCGAAGTCCTCCGGGGTGTAGATCCCCGACAGGTCGTTCGGGAACGCACGGCGCAGCCCGTGGGACTCGGCGCGGATCGCGAGCATGTGCGCCGGCTTCGACCCCCAGTTGCCGGTCGTGCCACCGAACTCCTGCCACGTGACGACGGTGACGAGCGGATCGGTGAAACCCTTCCGCATGATTCCTACGCGTGCGGCCAGCGGCTTGTCGCCCTTCTGCCCGCCCCACAGCTCCGGCACCCACGCGGACACCCACTTGCCCTCGTCGGAACCGTCGGCGCGCAGCCACTCGATCGCGGTCTGTCCGGCGTACTGCGACGACCGCTGCGCGATCAGGCGGAACCCGTCGATGCCGACGACGATCTGGTACTTCCCGCCGAACCTGACCGCGTAGATCTGCTTCGCGAACGGGTCGAGTCCCGTGCGGGCGACGACCTGCAGGAACGCCTCCGCGACTCCGACGTCGACGAGCATGATCTGCCCGGACGACGCGTTCACGTTCGCGAGGCCGGCGAACACCATCAGGTTCGCCTGCTGCGGGGTCCACGCTCGGGGGTCCGCGACGGTCGGGACCGCGGACGATGTTGTGGCGAGTTCGGTGGTCATCAGTTCTGTCCTTCGGTGGTGGTGCGCTCGAACGCGAGCGCGGCGGTCAGTGCGGGGAGAACCATGTCGGCGATGCGGATCAGCTTCGCGATCTGCTCGTCGTCACGGTCGAAGACGACGCGGGTGGGTTCCAGCGTCAGGGGGATGCCGTTGTCGTCGACGCGGAGCACCAGGTAGTCGGTGAACTCGACGGTGGGGCCGAGCACGTACTGCTCCCACCACATCTGCCGGCGGTGCTGCGCTGGCACGGCGACGCGCTTCCCGGGGGCGTGCATCGTCGTCTTCACCTGCGCGAGCCGGAACCGGCCAGGGGCGCCGGGGAGTTCCGCGATCCCGTCGGGCGTCGCGAAGTGCAGCGGGTTGTCAGCCGCCCGGTACATCAGCGTGTTCAACGTCATGCCCTGCGACGCGAGGATGGGGCCTTCCAATCGGTGGCCGCGGTCCGTGTGCCGGTTGCCGGTGAACGATCCGTGGGACAGCTTCGACCGGACGTACGACGGGTAGCTGCTCTCGTTCGCGTACGACGCGACGTCGGATGCGCCGAGTCCTGGACGGCGGGCAGTCAGCCACGCGTCACGGTCAGCGGAGTCGACGACGACACGGTCCGCGAACGGGATCACCACGGCAGCACCGTCTCGTCAGCGAGGGTCACGGCGCCGAGCGCGTACGTCGCGGGCGGCGAAGGCTGCTTCCGCCGGCGCAGGTCCGAGATGCGACCTTCGATCGCGGCTCGGTCGCTGCTGACCGCGGACGCTGCCTGCCAGGTAGAGGACGGGTCGAGCGCGTCCGTTCGGCGTTCTTCGGGGACGCTCACCAGCGCGACGTACCCGACGGGTTGATCTGTCATGTCCTGCTCCGTGGTTGGGGTGATCGGATCGTACGTGTTCAGGTGCCCCGGTGCGAGTCCGGGTCGTGGGATGCCTACAGCATCACCACCGGGGCGTTGTCGGAACTACACGACAGCGTCGGAAGTGTCCTCCGTGTCGGGGAAGTTCGCGATCGGCTCCGACGGCTCGTCCGGCGCAGGACGTGCGTGCTCACCCGTCCGGTTCGAGTACGCCCGCGTGAAGATCTTCTCCGCGTCGGTCGCGTCCTTCCCGGCGAGCACTTCGACCTGCCGGATGTAGACCGTCGCCTGGTCCTCACCATCCGCCACGACGTGGTTCACGGACCGGACACCCAGCTCGACGATCGCGATGCGACGTTCGTTCGGCTGCGCGATCAGCTGCGGGTGCAGACCGATCAGGTTGTTGATCTTGTCGTTGTCCGGGGTCTTCGTGGACAGCTTCGGCTTGCTCATGAGTTCTCCTACTCGGTGTCCCCGACCAGACGATCTGGTCGGGAGTTCAGGTCGACGCGGTGCTGAGCAACCCACGCGGGGAAGTGCACCTTGTCGAGAAATGCGGGGAAGACGCGCTGTGTCACGTCCATCGGGTGTCCGAGTTCACGCATTCCCATTGCTGCGAGGAATGTGCTGTCGGCCAGGTTGTCGTCGTCGACGAACAGATCCGGGAATGCGCGGACTGCAGCCGCGACCATTCCGACTTTCTTCGTGTTGCCCTTCCCCGTCGCGTACTGCTTCAGGTGAGCGATGTCCACGGTGACAAACTCCGCGCCTTGCATCAGACGCCCCAGGTGGTAGACCATCCACCACATGCCGGCCCGGGTGTGAGCCTGACCGGTCGACGACGAGTACGCCGGCTTCTCGATCAGGTACAGGCGACGGTCGCCGTCTTCGTACCCGGTGTCCGCGGCCCGCAGGATCCGCTTCGTCATGGTCCGGATGCGCTCGTGGACGACCAGGTAGTCCTCGTTGTCGACGGTGCTGGTTCCGATGCGCTGCAGGTGTGGTGCCTGACCGGGACGGGCGACGGTCACGCCCGTCCCGGTCAGCGACAGGTCGAGTCCGACGACGTGCAGCGTCACTCGGCGTCCCGGCGGCGGTTGCGGCGCATCGTGCGGAGCGTCAGCAGCAGGGCACCGAAGCCGATCGCGAGGACCGCCGCGGCGACCAGGGCGATCTGCGCACCCATCGTCAGCGGGCTACCCGTGTACGCGAGGTTCGTCGGGGTGGTGTCTTCCGCGGCCGACACCGCGGTACGAGTCGGCTCGGGGGTCGAGTTCGATGCGGGGGTTGTACCACGGACCGAAGTAGTTCCCGAGGGCGACGTCGGCGAGGGCGCGGGCGCGGTCGTCGGAGCGGTCGGGGTCGGCTCGGTGGGCTGGTCGGTTGGCGGTGTGACGATCACGCATGCTTCCTTCTCCTGGTCCGTCTTCGGGCGCTGCTGGACTTCCTGCTCCGTGACGACCGACGCCACGTACTCACCCTCCGACTCGTCCCACGTGTACGTCGTGGTCACCATGTCGCGGGTCTGCACGATCACGTCGACCGTGCAGTTGTTCTCCGCGTCCTTCCACTCCGTGTACGTCACCTTCGGTTCCGGCTGCTCCGGACGGGTGAAGCACGGTGCGGAAGCGTCCGCGGTCTGGTTGCCGATCGCCGGCAGCACCGTCAACGTCTGCGAAGTCGCGCCGGTGACCTTCGTGCCGTTCGGGAACGCCGCGTCGAACCCGGCGCCCACCTTCTGCACCGTCACGACGTACGTGCCAGCACCGACGTACGCGTGATCCAGGTACGCGCGGTACCCCTGACCCGGGAACTCGTACCCGTTCGCGTTCTGCGCCAGCGGGTTCGACGTCCACGGCAGTGAACCCGGTTCCGTGCACGTCGGCGGCAGCACCGGCAGCTCCGGCACGACGACCGTCACCGGACCGGTGCAGTCCGCACCGACCGTCGCCGACGCGACGATGCCCGACTGGGTGAACCCATCCGACCAACGAACCGTCAGGTTCGCGGAACCCGTCACACCAGCAGCGGGCGCCGGCACGGTCTGCGTGAACGACTTCGACCCGGACTTCGGGATCGTCGCGCCGACCGCGATCGCAGCGTTGTCCGACGCCGTCACCGTCGCGACCAGCGGGTGGTCGTTGCTGACGGTGTAGACGATGCGGCCAGTTCCGTTCGATGGAGCGGGACACGATGCGACAGCGGACGCTGCGCCGGTGTGAGCGGACGCCGGCGCGGGGACGGCGAGTCCCACGGCGACGAGCAGGCCGACGCCTGCGGTGACGAACGCGAGCCTGTGACGGCACGCAGCGGTTCGGATGGTCATGGGGTGGTCCTTTCGGTGGTCTGCTCACGGACGAGCAGGGTCATGGGGTTGAGGTCGAGCGTGTCGGCGATGGTTTCCAGCGCTTCCATGTCGACGGCGGACGGCTTCTTGTCGGAGAGGCGGCGCGAGATCCAGGACAGGCTGACCCCAGCGGCTGCAGCGAACTGCTGCTGCGAGTAGCCACGGCGGGCGAGCTGGTACCGGATGTTCTGGCGCACGACCCCGGCGAGCGGTGTCATGTTGTCCATGTCGATAACCGTAGCACCGTTCGCGGAAAGTGCAATAACAACTTCCGCTTGTGCATCGATTCTTGCGTGTGTAGAGTTCGAGCGACTTCACCACCCACCAGCACGCGGAGGACACCATGACGATTCGATCCGAAGACGGCCTGACCCACGACTGGGACCGCAGCGACCCCGCCGAGTGGTCGTCCGCCGGCACCGACATGCTCGGAGTGATCGCGCTGATCGTCGTCGCGACCGGGTTCACGATCGCCCTGTTCGGCGGGACCGTCCCCGTGGTGCTGCCGGTCTTCGCTGCAGGCGTCGCCGTGTACGTGGCCAGCATCATCCGAAAGGCACGACGATGACCGCGTTGATGCGGAAGGAAGCCGGCGAGCGATGACCGAGCAAATACTTCCGCCGGCCACCGAGATACACCGGACATCTGACGGCGGTATCCAGTTCCAAAACCACCACATCCCGATCGACAGCACAGGAAGGGCCATCATGGCCGCACAGCTCACCATGCCCGGAGTCGGCGTCTGGGTGACCGTCAGAGCCACAGGACAGACCGGACGAGTCACCGCATGGGCCGGTCCTTCCCAGGCCCCCACGCTCGCGTCTGTGAACTTCGGGAACACGTTCGGGATGTACACCGCCGCGGAACTCGACACCGTCGACATGCGCTACGCGAAGCCGGAACTGCGCCCCGCGACCCCCGGCGAGACGATCGCGACCCGGATCCTCTGGACCATCGGCATCGGCGCCGCGCTGACCCTGATCGGGTTCGCCGTCGTGACGATCGGACTCGCTGCCTCCTGAACGACAACGGCCCCGACACCTGATGGTGTCGGGGCCGTCTGCTGTCTCCGGTCAGTTCACGCCGTGCATCCCGTGACGCTCACCGTTCCCCCGCAGATCCCGAAGCTGCGTCGGGTCCAACGTCGTCTCGGCCATGTGCATCTCGGCCTTCCGCAGCCGCTCCGCGAGGTCATCGCGCGACTTGGTCAGCTTCTGCTCCCGATCCTCCGCCGCGTGCAGCCTGGTCAGGACCCCGTCGTACTGCACACGCGCTTCCTCCGACTCCTGGTTCCGAGCATCCAGCAGCCGCCGGTAGTCCGCGATGATGTCCTTCTGGTCGCGGATCTGCTGGTCCTTGTCCTGGATCACCCCACGCAGCTCACCCAGCGCCGACTTCGCCTGTTCCCGCGCGTCCTGCGCGATCTGCTCCCACGTCGTGTTCGCAGCCTGCAACGACTGGATCTGGATCGTCGCGTCCTCACGGACGTCGCTGTACTGCCGGACCTTCTTCACACGCGCCGTGATGTACGCAGCGAGCGTCCCACCACCAACACCCGCGACGACGACCGCGACGACCGCGCCGATGATCAGCTGCACAGTCCCCTGCGACGCCGGCGACACCGTGGGGACCTGCACGTCCGACTTCGCGAGGACGTACAGCAGGTCGAGGGCGTTCATCGTGCGCTCCGCAACGCTTCGATCAGGCGCGGCAGAAGCACCCTCAGGCGTTCCGCGGCGAACGACATCGCGAGCAACGTCAGCAGGGTCTGCGTGATCCGCTCAGGGGACGCGAACACGATCAGCACGACGTTCAGCACCAGGTAGAACCCCATGCCGAGAACGATCGCGAGCGCCCCCCACAGCTCGATCCGCAGATGCGAGTTCCGGTAGCGGCCGACGATCGCGATGCCCGACCCGACGACGACGACGATCATCGGGATCCACGTCGTCACCGGTGTGAGTACCGGCTGCAACGCCGACGGGGTGAACAGGATGAACCCGATCGCCCAGAGCGCCGCCACGACGTACCGGTACATGTCCCACCGGTCGTCGATGCTGTGTGAACGCCACCCGCGGCCGATCGCCGACCGCGGGTGCGTGTTCGTGCTGTGTGTCATGTCCCCCTCCGTCGGTCAGTTCGCTGCGTGGTCCGGCTGACCAGGCGTGTTCGTTCCACCGACGTCGGCACCGAGTCCGTCGCCCTGCACCAGTGCGTCTTCCGACGGCAGTGCGCCGGCGGGCAGGCTGGTCACGATCACCGGGGAACTGGTGACCGTACCCAACGCAGGTGCCGCGTCATCGTCTGCACGGAGGACGACACCGAAGTGAGTCGCGAGGGCCTTCACGATCGCGACGACGACCAACAGCGCGTTCGCGATGGTCAGGGTGTGCTCGATCGCGAACGGGAGGACAGCAGCGACGATGACACCGGCGACCTCCAGGCTGATCTTCCACCGGCCGCGGAGTCCGAACGTCGTCGCGGTCGTGATGACGAGCGCGACGAACTGGAGGATCGTGACGGTCGTCGCGCCGGTCTGGATCAGAACCTGCAGACCGCCGAGGATCAGCAGCGCGGCACTGAAGATCGTCGGGGCGTACTTCTGGAAAATGCTGTTGTCGACGTTCATGGTCACTTCACCTTCTTCATGATCGCGCTGATGATGGCACCCTGCTGCGCGTTGAACTCCGACGCGCTGTTCAGGACGTCGGACTGGTTCGAGTCGATGACGCGCTGCATCAGCGCGATCTGCTCGGTACCCGACACCTGCTTCTTCGACACGGTGAGGTAGTCGAACTTGTAGGTGCCGGAACCGGTGATCAGCAGGTGGCCGACTCCGATGATCTTCACGATGTACATGCGCTTCCGTCCCTTCGACGGCTTGGGGGGTGAGGGCTTGTCGGCCGGCGCACCCATGACGGGGACGCCGGTGATCGGGGGGAGCGCGGGCGGGTAACCGCCGTTGCAGTGCCACGCCTCGTACCGGGCGAAGTTCGCGCCGGTGTGGACGATGCCGCGGCGCGCGAGGATCGCGTACAGCGCGGAGAACTCCGCGTTGGTCAGCGCCCGGTTCGTGCCATCCGCACGAGTGATCCCGAAGTCGATCGCGGTACCGATGCTCGGGTCATGCGTCGAGTACCCCGGCGTCGCCGCGAGCGCGCCGCCGTGGTGCAGGTACAGGTCGTAGAGGTCTTCCTGCCGGTCAAGTTCCCGGACGCCCTCGTTGGGCGTCAGGTGCTCCCCGTTGCCCTTCAGGACGTCACGGTCGAACTCGACCGCGGCGGACCGGACCTGCAGTGCCACCGCGACGGAGGTCACGTACTGCATCTTGCCGCGCGGGGTGGTCGGTGTGCCGTCGTGGTACGACGACGGGCCGATGGGGTAACGGATCAGCGTCATGATGCCTCCGATCAGGAGTTCGGGTTGAACCGGATGTTGTCGAGGGTGACGTAGCTGCCGGTCGACGAGAGGCCAGCGACCTCGACACGTCCGTCGGTCCCGACCTTGATGCGTGTTCCCACGCCGGATCCGATGGGCTGGAAGAAGAAACTGTCGAACGGGGGGCGGGATCCCACGGGGAACGTGAACAGGCCATCCGTCGACGACAGGTTGCCGGTGACGCGGGTCAGCTGACCTCGGGTGCTCACGGTCGTCTGACCGCCACTGACCTTCCGGTTGTAGGACGCGCCGTTGTCGGTGTTGAAGTTCGCCGACCGCGACGGGATCGCGAGCCATCCGGAGTCGAAGTCCCAGAGCGTCCAGGTGCCACCGACGAGCAGGTACCCCGACTTCGTGTCCGTCTCCCAGAAGTACAGGCCCTCGTACACGTCGTTCCCGGACAGGGCTGCCCGCTGTGTGCTCGTTCCGGTGCGACGCAGCGCGAACGTCGCCGCGTACTCTCCAACCGTCGTCAGGTCAGCGGCGAAGTCCGCGTCGTCGTTGGTGTCGAACCGGGGCTGGTTGCGTGGTCCGTTCGGGGTGGGCATGTGTTACTCCGTCCAGTTGATGACGAGCGCGCCGGCAGATGCCGACTGCGCGGGACCGTTGAGGCGACGGTAGCCGGGACCCGTCGTGCCGATGCCTCGACGTGCCCCGGTCTTCAGCAGGTCACCCCAGCTGGTCGGCAGGTTGATGTTCCCCCGGAACCCGTTCGGCGTGGCGCCGGCGTTGAACTGGTTGTCGAGCGCGAGGGAACCGGCGGGACGCGAAGCGGACGTGTGCAGGAACAGCGGCAGCGCCGGCTGACCAGACGACGCGGTGACCTCCAGGTACATCTGCACCGAACGGATCGTCGCCGTCGACGGGATCGTGTCCGCGATCTGGGTGCCGTAGAACCAGCCAGCGGACGGGTACGACTGCCCGTAGTAGACGACGCCCGACGACCATCCCGAACGGAACGAACCGGAGTCCGTCGCGCGGAACTGCTGCGACCGGTTCACCGGCTCCTTCTGGTTCTCCTCCGGCGGCACGACGACCGGCGCCGCGTCGACCCGGTTCACGATGTGTCCGCCGGCGTCCCAGTCCATCAGCACCCTGTGTCCCGCCGCCGGCGTGTACGACGTCTGGAACCCCACCGTGTACAGCACCTGGTCGTCACCGCGGACCTGCACCAGACCAGCGGACGGCGCACCCGTCACTGTCGCGAGCGGCGGCGGGTCCTGCCGGCCCAGTGTGTACGCCTGCTGCCCGACGACCATCACGTTGATCGGCTTTCCCGGGACCGGCGCCTGACCGGCGATGCGTCCCACGATCGACGTGGTGTCGAGGTTCACGACGACGGTCTGCGCGACCCAGTCGACCGACACGACCGTGCCGACCAGCATGCGGATGCGGGTGGGGTTGTCTCCCGCGGCAGCGTCCGCCAGCTGGTTCCCCAGTGCTTCGAGCGCGCTCATGCGTACACCTTCGTCGCGATCGTGACTTCCATCAGAGCCGTCGGGTCCAGCGGCTTCGTGTAGCCCGACACGAACCCGGTCACCGTCACCTGCGTGTTCGGATCCGTCGCGGTGATCGGGTCGTACAGCTCGACGGCGTCGTTGGGGAGGCACGACACTTTGACCTCCTGCGACCTCGACTGCATCCCCTGCGCCAGACGTGACTGCGCGAGGGCAAGGGCTGCGGTGCGCGTGTCAGCCAGCCCGGAGTCGACGATCTGCACACGGTCGCCGGCAGGGCCGGTGTACCGCAACGGCCCCTCAGTGATCATCGCCTCCGCGATCGTCTGGTTCTTCCCGTCGTTCGTCGTCGTGACCACGATGTGGTTCACGTAGTCGTTCGACATCGACTTCGTGAACGGCTGGATCGTGCCGCTGATGTCGATCGGCGTCTGCCCTGCACCGATCGGGTCGATCAGTCGCGCCGTCAGGTTCCCCTCACGCGTCAGCACCGGAGCGGCACCACGCGTACCGAACAGGTCGCTGATCGTCTTCAGCCGGTCCTCGTCGTACACCATCGTCCGCGGCACGGACCCGTCAACGACATCGGCGGCGACCACGATCGGGAACGGAGAGAACCGACGGACCTCAGACCAGACCGTCGCGCCGGACTTCGGCGACTGCACGCGGGAGAACTTCGCCGCCCCGATCGTCTCGAACCGGTCGTCGAGCTGCAGAGACACCATCTCCGCGGTGATGACCTGACCGTTGCCGATGCGCTTCCCGGTCTGACGGATGTCGTCGGCGCCGTTGATCCGGAACGTCCCCAACGGCACCGCACCGACGAGCGTCCCGCCGAGCCACACCTGCCGGGTCAGGACCATCTCCTGTCCGTACGTCGCGAGGGCGTCAGCGGCGTTCTCCGGGGAGATGGTGGCCCCACCGGCCAACGCCATCGCGTCGGACACGATGTCGACGCCCGCGGTCGTCTGGATCGTCCCCGACGCGTTGCCCGTGATCGATCCGGTCGGCGCGACACGCATGCCCGTGATCGTCGGCTGCCCGTCGTAGAACGCGTCAGCGATGATCCGGGCACTGTACGAGCGGCGCATGACCTGCGCGACGTCGGACGGGATCGCGTACACCACGGTCACACCTCCGCGGGGGGAGCGAGCAGGGCGTCACGGTACGTGCCGTACTGCGAGCGGAACGCACCGTACGTCGCGATGTTCGACGTGTACCGGCCGTAGGTGATGACGGCGGCGACGATCACCGTTGCCGGCGCGGAACCCTCGTCGCCGGTCATCTCGAACAGCGTGTCCTCGACGTCAGCCGGCAGGTTCGTCTCCTGCCGGGACGGTGACCCGATCGCGTACAGCACACGCGGGACCTCCATCGGCGGAGCGATGCGGAACACCATCAGCCCCAACCCGTCACGCAGGATCGCGTCGACGACACGCGCTTCGGCGACAGTGTCGACCCAGAACGACAGGGGGATGTTCACCAGCCCGTAGTCGTCCTCAGCAATCAGGATCTTCCGCCCGCCCACCTGATGCACCGACGACACGATGTCGCGCGTCAGCGACGAACCAGCGTCGTCGGACATCTCGACCTGCACCGTCAGGTTCGGATCCGTCGGGGACGACAGCCACGCCGACGAGTCGGGCACATCGATCGTCGTCGTCGCTGATGCGGTGTACCCGATCGCAGCACCGTTCACATCGAACAGCTGCGCCTGGTACGTGACCGGCACACCCACGGGCGGGTAGTAGTCCGTGCGCACGAACCCGGTCGTTGCCTGGATCCGGTCCGCACCCGGCACGACCTCGTCAGTGTCGCCGTACCGGCGCCGAAGCGTCGCCGTGACAGTCCCGGAAGTCACCGCCGTCACGTTCACCACAACGCGCGGCCCAGGGGCGTTGTCCGCGTACGGGGTTGCGAGTACCGCCATGATCAGTTCCTCCTGCTCTGACGCCCGCGAGACGTCGCCCGGGACAAACTCTGATCCAGCACGCCTTCGACGAATCCAGTCAGGCCGTTCCCAAGGTCGAGTGTCCCAGAGAGGGTCACGCCCGACATCGAAGCCGCTCCGGCGACAGCCTGCGTCCCCGGTTTCACCAGGTCGTAGCCGAACATCGACGCGGTCTGGTCCAGGATCTCCGTCGACCGGTCGCGCTTCATCGGCGACAGGGGGATGTACGCCTCACCCAGCGTCTCCGGCTCCGCGAACGTCCGCCACGTGCCGCCGGCCGCGAAGTGCGCGACGTGCGGGTACTCGACACCACCGAAGCCGCCGTCAGCGAAGTACTGCACGCCGCCGGACCAGAGGCCACCGTTAGCCTGCGTCGCCTTCGTTCCGGACGGACCAGACCCGACACGGACTTCCTGGACCTGGTTCACCGTCGCGATGCGCACCACCCGGCCGTCGTTCTGCCGGATGAAGTTGTCGATCGTCAGCTGCGCGTCGCCCGTGGCTGCGACCACCTTGAAGTTCTTCGACCCTGGGATCCGGCTGATGACCTCACGGAACGCGCCCACCTGACCAGTCGCGGTCCCCGTCTCAGCCTGGAACACCGTCGCCCACGACTCCGGCGTACCCAACACCGTGTCGATGTACGCCTGCGCCGACTTGCCCGTGATCCCGTACTGCTTCAGCGCCTCACGGAGCGCATCGGAACCGGACTTCAGCGCACCCGTCGCGGAGTCCTGCGACCCCGTCTGCTCGTACAGGGCGCCGGCGCTGTCCTTCGCGGCCTGCGCGATGTCGAGCATCGACGACGTCGCGTTCCGACCGGCCTCCGTGGTCAGGTCGAAGCTGGTGCTGTTCTGGTTCAGCGCATCGTTCTGCGCGTTCAGGCCATCCTTGTTCTTCGCGACCGCTTCCGACGCGTCATCGATGGCCTGCTGGAACGCTGCTTCCGCCTCGATCGCGGACACGTTGGTGTCCTGCAGTCCCTTCAGCGACTCCACGATCCCATCGATCTGGTCCTTCGCCTCCTGCGCTGACTGCTGCATCGTGTCGAGCGCCGAAGCAGCACCATCCACTGAGGTCGACGCGCCATCAGCGGTGCCGGCCGCGCCCTCCTGCGACTCGGACACCTGATCCCACTGCTTCTTCGCTTCGCCGAGTTCGCCGCGCTGGTCGTTGATCGTCCCGTTCAGCTGACGCATCGCGTCAGCCGCTTCGGAGTTCGAGATGCCGTACTTCTTCATGAAGTCGTCGGGCAGCAGATCCCCGCTGTCCTCCCGGATCTGGTCCATCGACTTCTTCAGCTGCTTGAACGCCACGTCGTTCCCCATCGCAGCGTCCGTCACCTTCGACAGCGAAAGGCCCAGCTTCTCCGCGGAGTCGAACGCGGAGTCCGACTTGAACCACAGGAACGACTTCTCCGTCTTCAGGTTCTGCTCCGCGAGCGCCCGCGACTGATCCGTCAGCGACCCCGTCGTCTGGTCGAGGGAGTCACCGAACGCAGCCGTTTCAGCGGACGCCCGTGCCTGCTCCTGGAGGTAGTAGCCGAGCAGCGACGTCGCGACCGTCAGACCAACAGCGAACCCACCGGACAGCATCGCGCCGACACCGGCCAGCTTGCCGAGCTGCGGGACCTCCGTGTTGATCGTCTTCAGCGCACTCCGGAACTCCATCGCCTTCGGCACCGCGGTCAGGAACCCGCCGCCGAGCAGCGCGAGCGCAGCGACCCCAGCCGTCAGACCCAGCGCAGCCTGCGAAACCGGCGCCGGCAGACCGTTCACGACGTCGACGAGTCCCGTCAGCGACTGCACGAGCTGACGTAGCGGACCGTTCGCGCCATCGCCGGCCGTGATGAACAGCGACGAGAACGCACCGCCCAGCTTCTCCAGGTCGCCAGCGAGGTTGTTCTGCAGGGTCGCGGCGGTCGTCGCCGCACCGCCGGCCTCACCGACCGCGTCCGTCCAGCCCTGGATGTTCTCCTGCCCCTCGGAGTACAGGACGTTCGCGGCGCGGATCGCGTCGGAACCGAAGATGACCGACAGCGCCATGTTCCGTTCCTCGACGGACACGCCAGCGAAACCGGCCTGCAGCTGGCCGGCGAGCGACGCGAGGCCGACAAAGTTCCCCTGCGCGTCGTACGCGTGAACGTTGTACTGCTCCAGCAGACCGCCGGCCTTGTCCGTCGGCGCTGCGAGCTGCAGAAACATCTGCTTCAGCGACGTGCCGGCGTCAGAACCGATCAGGCCCTGCGACGCGAACGCCGCGAGAGCACCGACCGTGTCATCGACAGAGACACCGAACTGCGACGCGACCAGACCGGACTGGTTCAGCGCCATACCCAGGTCGTGAACACCACCCTGCGCCTTGTTCGCACCGTTCGCGAGCAGGTCCGCGATGTGCGGCACCTGCGACCCGTTCAGGTTGAACTGCGTCATCGCCGTCGCGGCCGTCTCCGCAGCCTCACCGACGCTGATCTGACCAGCAGCCGCGAGCGCGAGCGCACCCTGCAGACCACCACCCAGGATGTCCTTCGTCGCCACACCCGCCTTCGCGAGTTCCGTCTGCCCCTCCGCAGCCTCCTTCGCGGAGAACGCCGTGTCCGCACCCAGCTCGATCGCCTGACCACGCAGCTTCTCGAACTGCGCCCCCGTCGCGCCCGACGCAGCCTGCACTTCCGACATCGTCGAGTCGAACTCCGCGAACTCGTGCACAGCGACACCGACGCCGGCGCCGAGAATCGCACCGAACCCCAACGCCGCCTGCCCGACCTCAGTGAACGCCGCCTTACCCTCACCGGACAGGTTGCCGAGCTGCTGCGACAGCGTCTGCGTCGACCGCTCCGCAGCACGCGCCGCGGCTTCCTCAGCCTCGACCGCAGCCGTCGCTTCGTCCATCGCCTTCGCAGCAGCACGCGACGCGCGGACCTGATCTTCCAGCGCCTGCCCGGACTGCGCCGTGGCCTTCGCCGCGTCCTCGGTCGCGTCGGCGTTCTGATCAGCCGCGTCCGCCGCGGTCCCCGTCGCCTTCGCCTGCTTGCCGACCGCGTCCGCGTTCTGCTTCGCGGCCTTCGCCGCGTCTTCCGCAGCGTTCGCCTGCTGACCCAGGCTCTTGTCGAGCACCGCTGCCTGCGTCGACGCCTGCTTCGCGGCCTGCGTCTCCGTGCCAAGCGCAGTACCCGCGGACCTAGCTGATGTCTCGACCTGCTTCAGCGGCACCCCGGCGCCGGTCAGCTTCGCCCGCAGCTGATCCGCTGCGTCCCCGGCCTGCGCGAACGCCTGCGTGAACGCCTGACCCCCCGCCACTTCCAGGGTGGCCCTGATCGATCCCACGTCGAACATGCAGGTACTCCTGTCGGACAGCGGTTCCGGAGAACTCGGGGTTGGTCAGGCGCAGGATCCGGTTGCGGATCTCGTGCCAGGTGCGGTCATGCCAGTCAGGGGAATCGGGGTGCAAGTCGATGCGGGGGAAGTGCAGTTCGAAGTCGATCGCGACTTCACCCGCATCGATCGCGGGGATCAGGCGCGCCCAGAGTGCAGACGCGTTCGGCTCTTTCGGGGCAGGCGATCCGTCGGGACCTTCGGGGTTCCGGCGGCTCCGGTCACTGAACGAACGGGAGGAAGCACGACGCTGCTTGATGTACCAGTCGGGGTACTCGTAGCGGGGGTAGCGTCCTCCGGCGTCTGGCTCTCCGACGCCCCACTGTGCGATGTCGGCGACAGACGTATCCCCAGCGCCGCGTACAGCAGGGCGATCGCTTTTCCCCGCGCGAACCCCGGGTCCTCCAGGAACGCCTTCACGCCGTCGAGTCCGACGACGGACTGCCAGTAGAACGCGGCCTGCAGGATCTGCTGCACTTCCTCAGCACGCAGCGGTTCACCGTCCGACGCGACACGGTCTTCGTGTCGCTCGTACTGCCGGTACCGGAGGCCGGCAGCGAACGCCGGGTCGTCGGCCGGGACGGGGACAACGATCGCGCCGGCGAGGCGTTCGTAGTTCGCCACCCCGATCGCCTCGATCATCACGGACTCCAGGGCGCCTTCCTCCTGGTCGACGCCGAGAGCGGGGATCGTCGCGAGGGTCTGCGCGACGTACATGCGGGACAGGATGTAGCCCCGCTTGGCGGACAGCGGGGCGACGACAAAGTCGTCGACCTCGCTGTCCGCGGCGGATCCCTCCGCACCCAGAACCTGGATGCGGAGGTAGCGACCATCGGGAGTCGCGGTGATCATGATCGGTTACGCCCCACGGGTGTACGGCAGCGGCTCGGACGTGCCGGCCGCGTTCGTCACCGTGATCGGAGCGTCCCCGGCGGTACCGGCCGGGACGGTGACCGACAGGAGGGTGTCGGACAGGGGGGTCGCGTTCGTACCGGCGTTCGCGCCGAACTTCACGGCCGACGCACCGTTCACGCCGGTGAAGTTGCGACCCTGCAGGAACACCGTGTCGCCGGCGTCAGCACCCGACGGGGCAGCCGACGACAGGACGGGCACGTTGCCGGTCAGGACCGGGTTCGTGATCCACTCGACCGGCGTGTACTGCGTCGCGGTGATCGCGTACCAGCGCTTGTCGTCCCAGCCGGTACCCGACAGGGTGACGGAGATCGCGAACTGCGCTTCGAACGCGTAGTCGGCGCCGAGCGAGTCGTACACGCGGAGCGTCAGGATGTTGTCCCGACCGTTCTTCCGCGACGCCTCGATCAGCGCACGCAGCTCCGGCTGGTACTCACCGTTCAGGTCACGGACCGGCTCGTGGTTCCAGGTGAGGACCAGGTTGTCGCCGTACTTCAGCGCCTGGTCGACGCCCTTCGAGGCGTACGTGTTGCGGGCACGGGTCTTCGCGGTGAACGCGGGGTTGAGGTCAGCGACGTCAGCGGTGGTGACGGTCTGACCGGAGGGCATGACGATGTCCAGCAGCATCTCGAAACCCTGTGCCGGGGTTCCGTCGGTTGCGGCGATCGCGTCCCACACGTCGTGGTTAGCCATGATCGGCGGTCCTTTCGTTGTTGGTGTCGGACGGTTCCGACGGGTTCCCCCGGGGGGGCTTCTGCCCGGACGCGGAGTCCGGAAGTTGTGTGATCAGAATGACAGCATCATCGCTCCGACCGGCAGGGGCGCGGCGGCAGCGCCGTCACTGACCACGACCGGGCCGAACTCGACGTACGGCCGCGAGGTCCCTCCGCCGGACTGCTGCGCCAGCGCGGGAACACCCGACGGGACCGCCGAGTCGGCGTCGGTCCACGACGACTGGAACTCGGTCGGCTCGGTCGCGCCGCCGGTGATGTCCCACAGCTTGCCGCTGATCGTGAACCCCTCGGTTCGTACCTTGTACCCGTAGGTGCGGCCCGCGGTGAACGTCTGCGGCATGCTCGGAGCGTCGCCGTAGAACCCGGTCCCGTACCCGGCGAGCAGTACCCAGGAGTTGAGAGCGGGCGACACTTGCAGGTAGTAGCCGTTCGGCTGCACGCCGGTCGTGCCGACCTGCTCCCGGCCGCTGATCTGCAGGTACTGCTCGGTCACGGCCGAGAGCACGAATGTGCCGCTGACCTCGCGCACCGCTGACGACGCACCGACGCCCGACAGAATCCGTCGGATCATCTGGTACGTGCCCGACTGCGCCGGGGTCAGCCGACCGCGGGAACTCGCGACGGAAGCGGTGCCGCTGTTCACGCCCGCGACCCACTGCGACGGCCATGCCGAAGCGGAAGTCGCGGTCCAGTTCTCCGTTGCGAGGACAGCCATCAGAACCCACCCACAGCAGACAGGACGCGCCAGCGCTGCGCGGTCGCGTTGTAGGTGACGAGCACGTACAACGTCTTCCCCGTCGCAACAGTCGGTAGCGCCGTCAGGTCAGTCCCGTACGCGAACGCGCCGGCCGCTCCGGTCGTCAACGTCACGGTCCACGGACCCGCGCCGGTCGCGACGAACTCCAGACGCATGTCCTGCCCGTCGGCGGGGCTTGTCGGCGCGGACACGGTCATGTTCCCCGACAAGACGATGACCTGCCGGGGTGCTGCCGCCGCGTTCACTGAGCGCGTCGCGGCGTACGTGAGCGACGTGGACTGCTTGATGTTCCGTTGCAGGGCACGCACGTCGACGGCGATCGCAGCAGCGAGCGCCTTCACACCGTCGACGAGCGTCATGCGGAAGCCTTCGAGGTCGCGTAGTAGGCCGCGAAGTCGGTCGACGTGTCACCGACGTCAGCAGCAGAAGCGGCACCGATGTTCGTCCGCGCCTGCGCCTGCTGACCCGTCGTCAGGGTCTGCGCCGCGTCGACTCGCACACGGTTGCCGAGTGCCGTCGTGATCGTCGCCGAGAAGTTCGCGTCGTTGCCGAGCGCCGCGGCGAGTTCCTTCAGCGTGTCGAGCGCCGCCGGCGACGAGTCGACCAGCGCCGACGTTGCCGCGGAGATCGCCTGACCGATCTTCGACGACGACCAGGTCGTGGTCGTGGTGCTCGTCGCGTCGTTGATCGCAGCACCACCGGACGATGCCGCCGCCTGCACCGCCTGCTGCAGCTCGTTCAGAGCAGCGACCAGCGACGACTTCGCCGTGGTCGTCAGACCCGACAGGTCAGTGCCCTGCGCGGAACCAGTGACGAGACGGGACAGCCTCGCGACGTCGGTCGCGACAGCTGCCGCGAGGTTCTGGATGTTCGTGGTCTGACTCATGACGCGGCTGCCTTCCGGGCTGTGTAGAACATCTCGTACGACGGAGCATCGTCGTACACAGGGTGAGGGGTGGTGTCGTTCACGTGCGTCGTGACCGCCTCCGCGACATCACCGACCGTCGCGCCGGCACCAGGTGCGGAACCGACACGATCAGCGATGACATCGGACAGGGCATCGACGACCTTCGCCGGCGGCAGGAACGTCACCGGGTCGATGGGTCCGAACTTGTAGCCGGTCACGGGTTGCTCCCATCCGTCAGCCCATCAGGGCCAACCGTCACGTCGAGGGTCACCAGGCCGTCAGCGTCGGGGAACACCTGCGGGCTGATGCGCGGCACCAGGGGCACCACGCGGCGCCCGTGGAACTCCAGGTTGAGGGTCGCCGTCGGTCGGCGCTGCGCGTCCGGACCCAGGACCATCGTCGACGCCACGTCGACACGACCGAAGCGCAAGTCGCCCAACGCGAACGACGACCGCGGCCGGCCGTTCGGATGCGCCCAGTCGACGACAGCCTGCACACGGTCAGCGACTTCCCCCCACGGGTCCGCGTCCACAGCACCCCGCCACTTCAGCTGCACACCCAGGGTGACGTCCGCGCGGAGCATCACCGGCGACGACGGGGTCACGTTGATGACCGTCACATCCGACGCCGGCGCCTGCGGACCCAGCACGAACACCCACTGCGCCGTCTCCGGCAGGTCATCGCCGTACACGCCGTGACCAGCAGCAGCGAGGAACGCAGCGAGCCGGTCAGCGACCCGGAACGGGTACGACTTCTCAGGAGAGGGCACGACGAACCTCCGCTGCCAGGATCGCGCCCAGCTCGTTCGCGGACTCACGCGCCGGATCCGACAGGTAGTGCGCCTTCCCGTCGGTGTGCGTGTAGTCGGCTTCCTCGTGCTGCCGTGCGGCGTACACCGTGTCGAACCCGACTGCGGCCTGGATGATCCCACCGTGGTCCTCCGCCGGCTGCACGAACGCGGACCCACGCAGGATCCCATCGCGCTTCGGAGCCTGCTCAACCGCGAGGCCACGCAGACGCTCCGCAGCCTTGTTCGCACCGCGCACCGTCGCCTGACGGACACGCTGCGACACCTGCGCGCCCTTCCAGCTGGACTTCACCGTGATCGCCATGACCTACTCCGTCCACGCCTGCCACGACGACGGAGCGATGCTGTGCTGCGCGAACGCATCCGACACGATCTGCACCTTCCGCTCGTTCGACGTACCGGGCCAGATGGTCACCAGCGACCCGACAGGGACACGGGACTCCGGCTGAAACAGGATCTGCGCCGACGACGTGACATCCGCGTCACGCGTCGAACCCTCCGACTGCACACGCTGGTCACGGACCAGCTTCGTCTTCTCGACCACCAGGCACGCGACACGTGCCGGCGGACCGTACTTCCCCGACGTCGACGACGGGACACGCAGCAGACGCTCGATCAGCACTTCGTGCTCCAGGTACTTCGCCGGGATCCGCATCAGTACCGCACCCGCGTCGTGAAGATCCCCGCCGACGCGAGGATCGATGACGCCTGCGCCGACATGCGCGCGGCGCCCGCGGACTGCGCGACCGCGGGACCGGAGAACTGCACCCCGATCAGGGACACGCTGTTGAACCGGTCGCCGTTGCCCGACGCGCCCCCGGTTTCCTCGAAGTGCACCGCCGTCGCGGCCGTCGCGCGGGCGAACGCATCAGCGACAGCAGCGTCACGAGGCAGGCCGGTGTTCGCGTACCGGACGCGGGCCAGACGGACCAGACCGCGGACATCATCGGACGCCTGCTGCAGCAACGCGTTCAGACGCCGCGTCTCAGCGTCGAACACGGCAGCAGCTTCAGGATCGGACGGGCGCGGCTCCCGCTCGGGGAGGCCCTGGAAGTCCAGGAACTGCGCGATGGTCGCGTACTGCGTGGCCACGGTCCGGTCCTCTCGTTGCGTGAAGTGTGGGGACCCGGGCCTGCCCGCCGACCCGATTCGTCAGGCAGGCCCGGGAGATGATCAGCTGGCGGCGGTGACCGTGAGGGTCGCCGGCGAGCTGGTGACGGTGCCCTGGTCGTTCGTCACGACGACGCGGAAGTCCGCACCGTTGTCTGCGACGGTCGTTGCCGGGGTCGTGTACGTCGCGGACGTTGCACTGGCGATGTCGGCGTAGCGGCCGTTGTCGCCCTTCCGCTGCCACTGGTACGTCGGCTCCGGGGTACCGCCCGCCGCGACGACGAACGACGCGGTAGCGGGAGCGACGACCGACTGGTCTTCCGGCTCGTCGGTGATGACGGGGTACGCGTTGCCGTCGCCGGCCTGCTCCAGCGGCATCGCCGGGGGACGCCACTGGTCGGCCTTCGCCTCGTCGTCGCCGCGGACGTTGGGTGCGTCGAGCACGGGGAACGTGCCCTGCGTGTGACCCGCGGTCGGGAGAGCAGCGGAACCGCCCTGCGCTCGCGTCTCGTACGCCGTGTGGACGGCGTTCCGCAGGTCCACGGTCGGAGCGTCCGCCGGGTACTCGACGCCGTACTGGTCGAGGTACGCCTTCAGCTCCGTCGGGGTCCAGTCAGCGACGGGCTTGCCCTCGACGACGGTGATCGCGACGGCTGCCGTGCTGCCGTACTTCCACCCCTGACGCTTGGCGAGCGCGATGACCGCCTTGCCCTCCTGAGTGGTGTCGTCGACGGTCGCGACGCCGTCGACGAACTGGTAGCCGGCGATCTTCTGGTTCGTCTTCCGCGATGCGGTGACCTGGATGTTGGCCATGTGCTCTGTCCTCCTAGGACTTCGGGGTGGGCCGGCGCGCCCCCTAGGAACGCGCCGGCCCGATCAGGGGTGGAGGATCAGGCGACCTTGACGCGGAACGCGCCGATGCCGCGGGTCCGCTTGAACGCGAGCGCGAGGGGGCCGTACTCGACCTCACCCGGCTTGACCGCACCCGCACG